TGAGCGCATGAGTTCAGGCGGCATGGCTAAAAAAGGCTACGCCAAAGGTGGCAAGGTTCGTGGTGCAGGTATAGCGCGTAAAGGCACACGTCCTTGTAAGATGCGGTAACATGCGACGTTACTATAAGTCAGGCGGGAAAATATGTTCCAAGGGTAAGGCGTGGGCAAAGCGCACCTTTGACACGTACCCGTCTGCTTACGCAAACATGGCGGCGTCTAAGTATTGCAAAGACCCTAACTATGCTAAAGGTAGTAAAAAGGCGAAGAAGTAATGGGTGATTTGAAGAAGTGGCGGGATCAAGAGTGGGTTCGCATCGGTACCGATGGCGAAATCAAAGGCGCGTGCGGCACTTCTAAAGACAAAAAGAACCCTGATCGGTGTTTGCCGAAGAGTAAAGCTCAAAGCCTATCAAAATCTGAGCGGTCTTCTACAGCCAAAAAGAAGAAACGTGAAGGGAAGAAGGGTAAGACAGTGGTAAAAAACACCAAAGAAGCTGAAGTAAAATTCAGCAGTGGTGGTCTCGCGCGTCGTAAACGCTCAATAGCTCGTGGTTGTGGGGCTGTTATGGGCGATAGACGTAAGAAAACGCTGTATGTATAAGAGGGAAAAGTGATGGAAGTATTTCAAAACGGGCGGTTTTCTACCGGTGAGCCGGTCTACCAAATCGGTACTAAGAACGCAGACGGTACTTACAACGTTGCTGTCTACGACTTGATGACTAAAGCGCAAGCAGAGGATAGACTTAAGTCTATGGGGGGAACACCTCCCGCCGCACCTAAGCCTGTAGCTAAGAAAAAAGCTCCAGCCAAGAAGAAATCTGCGAGTAAGAAGTAATGACAACTTCAGGTACTACAGCGTTCAACATGGACTTCACGGAGATCGCTGAAGAAGCGTGGGAACGTGCGGGCCGTGAAATGCGCTCTGGGTACGATTTGCGAACCGCACGTCGGTCCATGAACCTGATGACTATCGAATGGCAGAACCGTGGAATTAACCTGTGGACTATCGACGAGGGCACAATCAGTCTAACGACTGGTACGTCTGAGTACGATTTGCCCGCCGATACAATTGATTTGCTCGAACAAGTCATACGTACCGGTGCAGGTAACCAATCTACACAATCTGACCTCACTATAAGTCGTGTCAGTGTAAGTACCTACGCGTCTATACCGAACAAGTTATCACGCGGTAGACCTATTCAAGTGTGGATCGAGCGGCTACGTGATAACCCTAAGATTAATGTTTGGCCTGTGCCAGATTCCAATGACTACACGTTTAAATATTACAGGTTACGGCGCGTTCAAGACGCAGGTGCAGGTGCAGAAACTGCGGACATGAACTTCCGGTTTTTCCCATGCCTTGTTGCAGGTCTAGCGTACTACATAGCAATGAAGATACCCGAACTTGCGGACCGAATACCTATGCTCAAGCAAGCGTATGAAGAGCAGTTTATGTTGGCGGCAGGGGAAGACAGAGAAAAAACACCTGCACGTTTTGTCCCTCGTATTATGAGGATCTGACATGGGCAGTAGATTCGCGTCAAACAAAAAGGCGCTTGGCGTCTGTGACGTGTGTGGGTTTACGTATAAGTTACGTGAACTTCGTAAGGAATTTAAAAAAGGGCGCGATACAAACATCAAAGCGTGCCCTGAGTGTTGGGATGGGGATCACCCTCAATTGAAGTTGGGAGAGTTTCCTGTACATGACCCACAGGCACTGCGTGACCCTCGTCCTGATTCTAATCAGTATGCGGCGAGTCGAGCATTGATCGAACCAGTAAGGCCGGTTGTCGGTACTGGATTTATAGGGCAAGCTACAGTTCAGATTTCGTAGGAGTGAGTACAATGCGTAAGCAAACACAAAAAACTGCTAAACAGCCAAAGTCTAAGAACAAGAAAGTTAAAGTTCGTGGCACTGGTGCGGCTACAAAAGGACTCTACGCTCGCGGTCCTATGGCCTAAGTTATGAATTATACCGAGCTGAAAACGAATATTGAGGACATCACTGAGAACACGTTCACTGATGCCCAGCTCGCTATGTTCACAGAACAGGCCGAACAGAAAATTTACAACACTGTTCAGATTCCCGCGCTACGTAAAAACGTTACGGGTACGCTAACGGCGAGTAATAAATACCTAGCAACACCTGCTGATTATTTGTATACCTATAGCCTAGCGGTAGTAGACGGTAGTGGAAACTATCATTTTCTACTGGATAAAGACGTAAACTTTATCCGGGAGGCTTATCCTGTACAGACAACGACTGGTTTACCAAAGCATTATGCTAATTTTGACGACGATAGCTTTCTTGTTGGTCCTACCCCCGACGCTGGATATACAATGGAACTTCACTACGGGTATTACCCTGAGTCGATAGTCACTGCGGGTACAACATGGTTAGGCGACGAGTTTGACTCTGCGTTGTTAAACGGAGCGTTAGTTGAAGCTCTACGGTTCATGAAAGGTGAGCCAGACCTCGTGCAGATGTACGAGCGTATGTACGTACAATCGTTGACACTACTCAAAAATCTTGGGGATGGTAAACTCCGTGGCGATACTTATCGTTCAGGACAACCTCAGATACCTGTAACTTAGGGGATAAAAGATGGCAATTACTCAAGCAATGTGCACGTCATTCAAGAAGGCGCTTCTTGATGGCGAGATGGATTTCAGTTCAGATACTTCAGCAACGTTTAAAATAGCGTTGTTTACTTCGTCTGCAACATTAGGCGCGGCTACTACTGCGTATGCTACTACCAACGAAGTAAGTGGGACGGGGTATACAGCGGGTGGTAACACGTTAACTGTTGTAGCTCCCACGACGTCTGGGACTACTGCATTCCTAGACTTTGCAGATACAACGTGGTCTACCGCAACAATCACCGCGCGGGGAGCATTGATCTACAAGTCTGGTGGCGGCAATCCTGCTGTTGCTGTCCTTGATTTTGGTGCAGACAAAACGTCTACCGCAGGCGATTTTCAAATTCAATTCCCAGCGGCTGACGCATCTAACGCGATTATCCGCATAGCGTAATGCCCTCCTCTGTCACGTATACAGGGTGGGGTTCTACCGCTTGGGGCCAAGGCTCTTGGGGTACGGATCTTGTCGTTGTAAGCGTCGATGGAGTAGGAGCTACTGGCGCAGTTGGCACGGTTGTTGTTGCCGCTGATGCCGATGTCACTGCCACTGGACTTCAAGCTAACATCGCATTAGGCAGTGTTACTGTTTCTGGTGCCGCTACTGTTCAGCCTTCAGGACTCGCCGCGACAGGCAATATCGGTACCGTTCTAGTCGTTGCCGACGCAGATGTCGGTGTCACCGGAGTTGCTGGCACTTCTGCTTTAGGTTCTGTCACTGTCACTGCCGACGCTAATGTCGGTGTCACTGGTCTTTCTACTACGTCCGCACTTGGCACAGTTGTCGTTGCCGCTGATGCGAATGTCAGTGTAACAGGAGCAGAAATTAGTACAGCTCTTGGTTCGGTCACAACCGCCAGCAGTGCTAATGTTAGTGTTACGGGGGTCGAAACCACCAGCGTCGTTGGCGATGTAAGTATTGCGTTTGGGATTACAGTTCTTACCGCAGGAGTTGAAAGTACCGCAAGTTTAGGTACAGTAACCATTACTGCTGGAGCAACTGCACTTCCAACGGGCGTAGAAGGCTCTGGTGCAGTCGGAAACGTGTTCATCTGGGGTGAAATACCTACGGATCAAACACCAGACTGGCAAGCGATTTCTGACGGACAAACGCCAACTTGGGGTAACATATCATCAGGTCAAACCCCAAATTGGCAGAACATTACAGATACGCAAAGTCCTTCATGGGGTAATCTGAGTACAGACCAGACTCCAAATTGGGACGATTTAGCCGCTTGAGGATAAGATAATGGCAACACAGTATACCAGCATACTCAAACTAGCGCTTCCCGTACAAGGCGAGCTTAGTGGTACTTGGGGCGACGTTGTAAACGACAACATCACTTCGATGATAGAAGAAGCTATCGCGGGTCGCAAAGTCATCAACACATGGACTGGCAACTCTCACACACTGACTACCGCTGACGGTGTAACGTCTGAGTCTCGTGCGGCGATTCTTACTCTGACTGACACTGGCACAGCGTTAACCGGTGCAGGTACGGTTGTGTGTCCGGCGGCTTCCAAGGTCTATATTGTCGAGAACGGCACTGGACAGGCAATTACTGTTAAAACGGCTTCTGGTACCGGTGCCGCTGTACCTGATGGCAAGAACATGGTGGTCTTTTGTGACGGCACAAACGTCGAAGAAGGTATCACAAACATTAACAGCCTTACACTTAATGGCGACGGTGCTACCGTTTCAAGCATTAAAGACGAAGATAATATGGCGTCTGACAGCGCTACGGCATTGGCTACTCAGCAGTCGATCAAGGCGTACGTAGACAGCCAAGTCGGTACAGTAGACACACTCGCTGAAGTCCTTGCTAACGGTAACACTACCGGCGGCACAGACATTGCTGTAGGTACTGGCGATGACATCACCTTTGCGGACTCTTCCAAGGCTATCTTCGGTGCTGGCTCTGACCTACAGATTTATCACGATGGTTCTAATAGCCGCATCCAAGACGCAGGAAGTGGAAACTTAAAGTTAGTTACTGATGGAGCCGCGATACAGCTTCAGTCAGCCACTGAAAACATGATTGTTGCTACTCCTGATGCAGATGTTCAGCTGTACTATAACGGCGTACAAAAACTAGCCACAGGGAACACAGGCATCGACGTTACTGGCACAGCCACGATGGATGGTTTGACTGTTGATGGAACAATCGCTTCCCCTTCTATAATAAAAATCAGTAATTCTGGAGGAACATGGACTTCAGGTGATGAAATAGGGCGTATTCAATTCTATTCCGCAGACGGTAGTGGTATTGGTGCACATGAAGCGGCGTCTATACGAGCGGTAACTAATCAAGGCGGCGTTCAAACAGACGGTACATTAGAGTTCTGGCGCAGTCCCTATAACTCATCAGTAGTTAAGGCTTTAGAAATAGACGGGCCAACAGGCGACATCAGCTTCTACGAAGACACAGGCACAACGGCGAAGTTGTTCTGGGATGCTTCTGCGGAGTCTTTGGGTATTGGTACTACTCCAGACGCCGCTACTGTGTTGCATGTACAGGCTACGGAGCCGCAAGTTCTTATTAGCGATGCTTCGAACCCGCTCCAGAGGTTTATGGCTTTTGATGTTGGTTTAGCCGCTGACGAAGACACACATTTCATTACTGTAGACCAAGCTGATGCTTTAGCCTTTGGTGAAAAACTTAATGGTAATGACCGTGTTATTGAAAACGAGTGGATGCGTATTACAAATGTAGGCCGTGTGGGTATTGGTACTAGTTCGCCCGCAGAGCCGCTTCACGTTCGAGA